AGTCCATATCCGCAGCGATAGATTTCTGTGCACGGCCCTGATTGTGGACACGATAGCCAATGAATTCGCGGCATGTGGGGTAACCGTCCACCAGCCCCGCATCGTAGTTGAGGGTTATCTGTTCCATTTTTTTGGTTCACCCAATTTCATGCACTTTCACCCATGATTTGAGGTACAAAAAAACCCCGCCATAAAGACGAGGTTTGTTTATGCGCTCTTTTCAAAGCACTCGGGTCGCAAAAGAAAGCGGATCTTCAGCGCGTAGACTTCAGGTATCGGGCCATCGGGCCACTTGCTTACAGCAGCCCTGCCAATGCCTAGCGCCTTTGCCAGTGCCGCCTGATTGCCGCCGTAAAGCCCGACCGCTTCTGATTTTGTAACTGCAATTGATTTGTTCATGCTGCCCAGTTTCCCATAAGAAACTTGAACAGTCAACCACAGGAAACTATTTAGGGATTACTGTTATCGGCATGAATACACTAGGAAGCAGGGTAGCAAAGGCGAGACAGACTCTTGATCTATCGCCCTCTGAGTTTGCCAAGGAATTGGGTATAGGCAGGGCTGCAATTAGTAAGATCGAATCCAATATGACGAAAACAATCAACCTGGATACCGCGCTTGCTATCCAGAATCTTACCGGCGTGTCAGCCTACTGGATAAGAACCGGCAAAGGGCCAATGGAACACAGCAGCCTTAAAGATGAGCAGATTGCTCGGATTGCTGCGAAACTGGCCGATCTTCCCGACGATGCAAAGGACAAGATTGAAAGCGACATAGACTATATTGCTTCGCTGCAATAGCGGCATCGAGCAGCCTTTCAATAATTTCTAATTGCTGTTCAGATAGGCCCGCCAGTCTGTCCTCTACCTTCATAGTTCCCTCCAAAGTCGTGCTAGAACACTAGACCACGCCCCGCAAGCTGGCAACATCAAACCCGCGCACCTGCTCGAAATAACTACACGTTTCCATCAAATTCAAATAAATTGTTTCCTTTAGTTGACAGCGTTTGTTTCCTGTAGGATACTGCACCCATACCAATCGCAAAGCAGGCAAGGGAAATGGAAAAGACAGTCAGCATCACAATCGAAGTGCCTATGTCTGAAATGCTGGACATGGTAGAGCGCGGCAAGATCGAGACCGAGTGGTGTCCAGACCGCCATTGCTGGTTGTATGAGCCGCACTTTGAAATGCCTGTACGCATTGATGATTACAAAATTACAGATAGCGCCGAGGCCGAGGAAGATGTAGCACAGGCGCTGATTGAAGAATGCCGAGAGGGGGCCGCAGCATGAACGCAACCACAGACAGACGAATGGCAACACCCAAAAAATCAGCGTATGAGCAGGACGCTATGCGAGCGCACCTGTTTACTGTCGGGCTTACTTTTGTAGTCGGGGCCATGCTGGGCGCAAGCATTGCGATAGGTGCAATGTCGTGAGCGAATTTGAGATAAAAACCACTATCGAAACCGATGAAGGCGAAGTGCCTGTTGATATTGTCTATGAAGTCGAAGATGGGCGCCCTATCAATGTGTTGAGCGTGTACTGCGGTGATCGCTGTGTCGAGAGCGAGCTTAACGACGATGACTGGGAAAAAGTAGCCCGTGAATGCATAGATCATTACCAGCGACTGTGCAAAAAGGCGCAGGCAGATATCGAGGATGGCGAGCGATGAGCATGTATTTTTGTCAAGACTGCCAGCAATTCAAAGACGACGACTGGCACCCGATGACGGCCCGAGAGATATGCCCTCAGTGCGATATTGAACGCGAGGACAGGCAGCGCAAGTTTATCGTCGCGGAAGTTGAGCGGCACGTACAGGAAACCGAGCGCAGGAGCGTGAAGCAATGAATGACATAGTGAAAAGTGAAGCACCCAATGACCGTCCCGTAACTCAGGCTGTCACACCGTCACATATGCTAGAGATCGCAGTGCAGCAAGGCGCGGACATAGACAAGCTGGAAAAGCTCATGCAATTACAAGAGCGATGGGAAGCCAGCAACGCCAAAAAATCCTACGTTGCGGCAATGTCCAGATTCCGCAGCGAGTGCCCGACGATTGCGAAAACGCGCACGGGGCACAATACCAAATATGCTGGCCTTTCTGAGTCGATCGACCAGATCAAAGGGTTGCTTGCCCAGTGCGGCCTGTCGCATTCCTGGAGCACGACACAATCCGAGGCGCTGGTAACTGTTACCTGCACTGTCACCCACATAGATGGGCACAGCGAATCAACGCAGTTATCAGGTGGCGCTGATACCAGTGGCAGCAAAAACAGCATACAGGCCATAGGCTCAACTGTGAGCTACCTGCAACGCTATACGCTGTTTTCTATACTCGGGCTTGCTTCGCAGGACATGGACACAGACGGACAGGCAGGCGTGCCACAAGAGGCAGTTGATGCAATCACTAGCGCGCCCAACATCAAGGAATTGCAGGCAGCATTTAAGGCGGCATGGACAAAGTACCCCAACGCACGCACCACGCTGGAGCCGATTTACACCGCACGCAAAAAGGAATTCACGGCATGATAGAACAAGGCACAGAACTATGGTTTGCCCAGCGACTGGGCAAAGTTACCGCCTCACGCATAAAAGATGTGATGGCAAAAACAAAATCAGGCCCAGCCGCCACCCGCAAGAATTACATGATGGAACTGCTCTGCCAGCGCCTCACTGGATCCCGTGAAGAAGGCTTCACCAGTGGAGCAATGCAGCGCGGCATTGAGCTGGAACCGCTCGCCAGGGCAGCGTATGAGATCCGCACAGGCGAGATCGTGCAAGAGTCAGGCTTTGTCGTGCACCCAAAATATGAGGGCACTGGCGCAAGTCCAGATGGGTTTGTTGGTGACAATGGGTTGATTGAAATCAAGTGCCCAAACACAGCGCAGCACATTGCCTGTATCCAATCGGGCAAGTATGACGATAAATACTTCTGGCAAATGCAGCATCAAATGGAGTGCACGGGGCGCGACTGGTGCGACTTTGTGTCTTTCGATGATCGCCTACCTGAACCGCTGCAAATGGTCGTGGTGCGCCTTGAGCGTGACGATCAAGCAATCAGTGAAATGATGGATGAAATTTTACTGTTTTTGGGCGAGCTGGCAGCGCTTGAATCTGAAATGACCAACCGAATGGAGCAGGCAGCATGAACGTTTTCACATTCTCGGGCAATTGCGGAAAAGACGCAGAAATGCGCGCCACTAAGTCAGGCACTGAGCTGTGCCAATTCTCGGTAGCTGTGAATTCTGGCTATGGTGATCGCAAGAAAACCATGTGGGTCAAATGTACGATGTTCGGCAAGCGCGGCCAGTCACTTGCGCCCTATCTGCTCAAAGGCTCGAAGGTTGTTGTATCCGGTGAAGCGAGTTTAAACGAGTGGGAGGGCAAGAACGGTACACGGACAGACCTGGAAGTAAATGTAAATGAGGTAACGCTGATGGACAGCCGCCAGCAAGGTAGCCAGCAATCGAGCGCACCGGCCCAGCAAAGCGCGCCTGAGAGCGTGCCGGATAGTGTGGACTTTGACGACGATATACCTTTTTAATTCGGCCTGTATAGGCCACAACAGTTTGGCGATGGCTAACAAGTTCCATTTGTTAGTGAAAGGAGGTAGCTGTGACACGGGAATTTCCGCTCAGTGAAGCAGGTTCAAGCCCTGCCCCGCCAATCAAAAGGAGTAGAAAGTATGAACATCACTACAGTTTCATTTCATGGAGACCAAGCAGTTAAAGGCGACATCTTGCAACGGATGCTAGGGCATATCGAGCGCGATGAGCTGATTCGTGGCGAGGGCTTTCAGGACGGCAGAGGTTGTGCAGTCGGCTGCACTTATGACACTTACAATCATGCTGACGTTGCCAAGCGGTCAGGCGTGCCTGTGCAGCTTATACATCTGCTCGACTATTTGCACGAGAAAACTAGCGATGAAGTCTGGAAGCCGGAAGAAGGGATGCCGTTGGCTTATCGATTCTGGGATGCGATACCTGTTGGGGTTGACTTGCAACCTGTGGTACATCGTATTCACGCTTATATTCAGGACAGAAACAGGGGGCGTACTGTTGTTGGCGAAGTTAAGGTGATTTGCGAGACAGTCCGTGATCTACATTTACGGGCGGCAAATGGTGACATGCCCACTGGTGCGATGTGGTCTGCGGCGCGGTCTGCGGCGGAGTATGGGAAGCGGTCTGCGGCGGATTCTGTAGCGGAGCCTGCGATGTGGTCTGCAATGGTTTCTGCGATGTGGTATGCAGCGGAGTCTGCGGAGTGGTCTGCGGAGTGGTCTGCGGAGTGGTCGGCGGGGTCTGCGGGGTCTGCGGCGCGGTATGCAGCGGATTCTGCGATGTGGTCTGCGGAGTGGTCTGCGGAACTGGACGCTATAGCCATTGAGCTTCTGCGGCTGTTGAGTGAAGCCGAGCAACACAGTAAGGAGTAGAGAGTATGAACGGCTTTAGATTTTACCGTAAATGGCGAGGCGGGTATTGGATATACACACACTTTATCGGCTGGCAAAAAGTACCTCGCGGCACCTATGAAACAGAACGAAAAAACAGGCTGGGGCGCCCCGCCTGGGCGATCGAGTGTTACGGGTCAACAGCAACACAGTAAGGAGTAGAGAGTATGTCAGGGCTTTGCAAAGGGTCAACAATGTTTATGAACGTGACGCAACCTTGCGGGAGAGATGCTTATGATAGCGAGGGGTATTGCAAAACCCATCTGATTTTAATGCTGCGTCAAGAAATATCGGCGCAGGCATTAAACTTAAATAGCTTGCGAGATGCGGCACAGGCGGTTATCGACAACG